ATGATAACTTATCTATGACTGCAGCAAATTGAGAAGCTAATAGTTTTTTGTTATTCTGATGAGGAACATATACTGGAAATTCAGCACAGGTTTCATATAAAGCACCGAGGTCCGTGGTCACTACAACTAGGCCCGCTGCTAACGATTCCATGGCAGCTACACAAAAAGTTTCTTCAAATGTAGATGGATGAACATAACAATCATAAGTATGTAGTATCTTCATTAATTCTTTATGATTTAAATAACCTTTATAATTTACATTCTTCATTGATTTTGCTTTAGCATATAAATCTGTAAATTGTTTATCATTATTATTTTTAAAATGATCTCCATAAATCTCTGTACTTGAGTAAACATCTAACTCTACTTTATCTGTTTTAATTTGCTCCATTGCATTAAGTAAAACATCTAGTCCCCGCCATGGTGTTGAAGTATAAACTAATTTTATTTTATCTTTAGGTTTGAAATCTGTTTTTATTATTAGATCATCATCAAAACCATTTTTGATAACTAAACATAACTCCGTTGGTAGACTAAAAAAGTATCTATACTTTTCGTATGTCCAATGTGAATTAAAAACATACCAATCATACTTACCGTGGTTTAATTTGTTTTGAAACCAAGGCATAAGATTAGGTTGATCGTAACTATTATGTATCCAAAGAATATTTGGTTTATCTATAACAATAGGAGTTTTTTCTGGAACAGAAGTTGTGATTTGAACTTTATTAAGAAGGTCTTTATTTACGTATTTGTGTAAATACTCTAATTGAATTTCGGTGCCGCCGTAAGGATTCATTCCTTGGTTTTACCAAATACTGTCAAAGATGCAACTGTTATTTTTAGATCTTGCTGTAAATGTTCTTCTTTAGTTGGGGTATTAGGATTTGCAACATCTGCCTTAAATTCTTCAAGGCTAGCATAAATCTGTCCCGTTTCTTTATTTTTAATTATCTCTTCAGCTTTAGCTGGAATAACTGGAACTTCTTCCCCATTAATAATTACTGTTTTATTTGGCATGGCTATTTATACACTATTATCGTCTTCCTTGTCCACGATATTCTTTATGATCGTTTCTTTTATTTGGACTTTTACTGTGTCTCCCAGGTCTTTTTTTATTAGTACGCTTAATAAAAGAGCCTGATCCATTACTTACTTTTCTAGCCATTCTCCTGTGATCTATCTATCAATAAATAACTTATAACACCTTTAACTACACCACTTACTTCAGCTTGAGCTTTTATACTATCTCCTGCTTCTAAATTTAAAACTTGGCCTGCTGCTTGTTCTGTACTATCAGCGTCCATGTCTATGTGAAAAAATTCAAAGTTAGTACTTGTTGAAACATCATGCAAATACATCTCTGTTAAATTATTACTATTATGTTCATTTGTTACACTAATGCTTTTAACAATTCCAACTGAACTAGTATTAATAGTTAATATGGTAGTTAAAGTTGTACCTAAAATAAAACCTTGATTTTTATAAAAATTTGCCATTAGCTAATAAACCATTCAAATCTTACTTGTTCGTTTTTAATTTCATTAAGATATGAAGTATTCAATTGATTTTGTAAAGTCTCTAACGTTTGGTTAATTTGTCTAAAGTTATTAACTGTGTAAGGTTCTTGGGGTTCTGGAATATATACGTTTATTTTAGCCATTAATTATATCCTAAAGCTTCATCTGTGTTTAAACCATCTGGATCCGCTAGTATGTCTATTCTATCTACTTTTACAACATTAGAAGTTTCAGTTAAAAAATAAGGTTTAACTTGATTTATATTATAAGAAGAAATGTATTCTTTTTCTTGAATAGCATTATTTCCTGAAACTAAATAATAAAATTTATATGTTGCTGCCATTATGTTTGTGGAGCACTTCCACCTCTACCGTCTGGTTGAATATCTACTCTAAATATCCCATAACGCCAGTTGTCGTCAAGTGCATCGTTTTCTATTTTAATTGCGGCAAGTCTTCCTCTTGCACGGGTATCTATTTTATCTGTTGTTGAAGTCACTGTAAAGGGACCAACCGTTGTTTCTCCAAGTGCAGATGTTGTATCTGCTGGATAAGCTTTAAAGAATAATGTTACTTTAGTATTTCCATCTAAATATTTAAAGTCTGGAATAAATCTTCTTATCTTAATAAAGTATTCTCCATCCCCTTCAATATCTAAATCAAAATCTCCTGATTTAACATAAGCAGATATTGCTATATTTGTAGTTGTAACACTCGTTAAATTAATAACTTCGTTAACTCCAACTTCATGTGCGAAAGCATAACTACCTCCATTACTCACCCCATTTATAATAGGAGTGCTTGGAGTAAGACTATCTATATAACGACTTGCTGTTGGGTTTTCTAATACATGAGAATCTTCATAAGTTGTTCTTGATAAAGAACCAGTAACCCAAGATTGTGATTCATAATTATAAGTAACTACTCTATTATTTTGTGCAACATTTGATTGTGGATAAAACCAACTTATTTCTGTAAATAAACTATTATGACCTGCAAATACTAATTCACCATTTGTAAAATTAATTCCTAAACTTTCTCCTTGTGTAGTAAATACAAAATCTTCAACTGTAGAGGGTAATGTTTTAACTGTTCCATCAAATACGAAAAAGTTTCCAGAGTCTCCCATCCAATACACAGCTCCGTCTACGAAGACTGCTGCATGTTGACCAATACATCCACAGTTAGATCCAACCTGTCTAATACTAAATGTATAAGGAGTTCCAACAAACTGCATTGTGTAAGCTGCTTCATCTGTAAGAACTAACATATAATCTTTACCTTTAACGGCGGCTACAATTTTACTACCATTATCTAATCTAAATGTACCTGCCGTATTAGTTGATGTTGGTTCATAAACTTCAATATCTTCTTGATCAGAAAAACGAATAAACATAGGATCTTGAGAAGATGCACTTCCAATTGTAGTTTCAGTTCCAAAATGAATTAAATGTCTGTCTCGATCCGATACTCTTGTTAATATAGTTGCCGTAGGATTACCTGCTATAACAGTTGCACGTGATGTAACACCTGCTCCTGCAGCTGGATCCCATTCAAAAGTTTTTCCATCTTTAATAGTTGCTATTAATAATTCTCCAAAGTTATCTAATGACCATGACCCTGCATCAATGATTGTATTAGAAGCTGTTCTTGGTGTTCCCCAAGTAGACAAGTTCCACGTACCAGCTCCCCATCCATAACCAAAAGTAGAAGCTAAAGGTCCAACTGTTTCATAAGGATTTGTAGTAATTGTTCCGCCTGCAGTAACTCCTGTACCTGCCTCTGCTACAGGCATAGTTACTGTAAAAGTATTTACAGTTGGAACTGTTTTAACTTCAAAAACATTAGTTGTAAAATCAGCAGATGTAAAACTTGTTGTAGTTGGTCCTGGTGTTGTTACCGATGAAAATGTTAGTAAATCTCCAACTTCAAAGTTATGTGAATTTTTATTAATTGTTACAGTAAAAGAACCTGTTGTAGAAGTATAAGTACATCCTGTTAAAGCTGCTTTGAGTGGAGTGATATCATAAAATACGTTATCAAATAAAATGTATAAAACTTTATTCGTACCAATTGCTAAATATCTTCTTCCTGTTAAATCAAAAAAAGAATGAATATCTCTACCCGCTCCTACTAAAATATTAGGGCCAATCTGTCTCCAACCACCTATTTTTTCAGGGGATCCATATTGAAAACGAACATTGTCTCCATCAATCCAGCGTCCTTCAGCTTGTGATGCTGTATCATTCTTATCAAAGCCTGGAGGTAATGGTATCTTTTTCAGTGGCATATTACTGGTATTTTACACTATAAAACTCAACCAGTAAATTAAGAGCTTAATTTCTTCCACGTTGTAGGACTTGGTATATTATGCTCTGATTTAATATTAGGTTTCATTGTAAGCATAATATCCCCTGATATTGATATTCTAGGTTCATCAGTAGTGTTTTGTTGAGTTTCATGAAATAGCATACTTGGAAATACAATTAAGTTTCCTGTTTTAGCTGGATAAATTGCACTTGAATAATTTACTTCTGTAAACTTCTTAAAGTATTCTTTTCTTACTGGAATATTTAAACCAGTCTTAGATACATCATCATCTTGAAATACTAAATCACCTTGTTCTTCAGCATAAGGATAATAAACAAAACTATAATGAGAAGACATATGTCTATGTGAATGAATATACTGTTCTTTAATAGTATATGTTGTCCAAGCTTTAGTTATATAAATATCAAGTATATCTAAATTAAGATGTTGTAGTTCTAATGCTTCTACTATCTTTGGTTGAATTGCATCAAATAACTTTTTAAATCTTTCATCATGATGAATATTATCATCTATAGATTGTAATTCATTTGGTTTAATATCCGTGGTCCGTGAGTACTGGCTATTGGTTGGTGTTACTTCAGCATTGATTAACGGAACAATGTCCTTGTTTATTTCTTCAAAATTATCTAATGCTGTAATATAAATAGCTTTACCAAACCACTTGGATATATCGCTCATTATTAATGAATATACTTTATTGAAATAAAGTCAATTATTGTTTTACTTGTAGGAATCTAAATATAATCTCGCCGTTTCCACCATTATTACCAAAAGAACGTCCTCCTGATACTTGAGCTCCACCTCCACCGCCTCCAGAACCTCTTGTTCCAGCTCCAGCTTGAGCCGTTGATCCTTGAGGAGAGCCTACTCCACCTGCAATATTTCCTGCGTAAGATGCTCCGCCATTACCTCCACCTATTTGACAGTTATCTCCTCCGCAATTTCCAGGATTAGTTCCTGTAACACCATTTCCAGATTGATTAAATGTTCCAACAGGTCCTGCTGTATTTGTTGTAACACTTACAACAATACCTGATTGATTAAAATTACCTGATGTAATTGCAGTTCCAGAAATAGTTGCTGATCCACCAGTTCCTGCAGTATTAGTTCTAAGTGGTCCTTGAACACCCCCACCTAATCCAGAAGATCCACCTCCTCCTGTTAATGAAAATATACTACCAGTTGTTGATCCTGATAAAGTAGTATTAGTTCCAGGAGATGCTGAAATATTAAACATACTACCAGCATTATTAGCGGCAGCTCCACCAGATCCTGCAACAAATGTTAAAGTTTCTCCAGCTGTAACTGTAAATATTTTATCTGATATATAAGAACCTGATCCACCCCCAGCTCCTGCTGATTCTCCACCTGCTTTATCATAATCGGCACCTAAAATTGATCCCCCTCCTCCACCAACTGCTGCTTGAATATGAACTGCGTTATAGCCTAATGGAACTGTATTAGTTGTAGTTCCTGCTGTAATTGTTAAAAAAGAAGTTGCAAGTTGAAGAGCACCTCCAGAAAATAATCCAAAACCTCTTGCGGACATTCCTCCAAAAGTAGTAATTACAGGCATGATAAATTACTTAAATTGTGATTGAGCTGCTAATACTGTGTAAGTTGATGCTGCTGTTTTAATAATTGTAAAAGCATAAGCATCAATAGATAATGAATTTCCTGAAGAAGGCGTTGAACCACCTTGCCATTTTGTTGAAACGTTAGTTGAAGTTCCATCAATTGTTACAAAAGTTGTATAATAAGCAGTAGTAGCATTAGTATTTAAAAATGCAGCAGTTGCAGATTCTCCAACAGTAACCATTGTATTTAATGCAGTAGAACTACTTCCTCTAAAATTAAGTGTAAATTGTCCTGAAGCATTTCCTGTATGATATAACACTGCTTGCTCTAAAAGATCATAGTTAACTGTTCCTGTTGTTACAGTATTAGTTACTGTTATTTTTTCTAAAACTTGTTGTACTTTACCAGTACCATTAAATGTAATTTCGCCAATACCTTTAGGAGTTAAATTAATACCAATATTTGTATCACTTCCTGAAGCTGTTATATTTGGGTTATTTCCTGTTGCAGCATTTGCAATAGTTAATTCATTTACTGCTGAGGCAGTTGTTGTAAATATAATTTCTTCATTACCATTAGAATCATTAATTTTATTAATAATTGGATCAGTAATAGTTGGTGAAGTTAAAGTTTTATTAGTTAAAGTTTGAGTTCCAGTTAAATTAGCTAAACCTAAGTCTACGACATTTGTTCCATCTAAATAAACTAATTTATTAGATTTATCTGTTCCTGCAAAAATAGCCGAAGCTCCACCTACTTGATTTAAAGCAACAGTAAAGTTTCCTGTAGTGCCATTTTCTAAGATATAAGTTTTTTCAATTCCTGATGCAACAAATACTGTGCAGTTTGCTGTAATAGTTCCTGTAAATTTTAATACTGCATTTCTAGCGTTGGAAATAGTTGCATCCGTCATTGCTAGAGTAGTATTAGTAGACGTGATTGCAATAGATTCAAAACCAGCAATTGCTTGTTGTATTAGATTTAAATTAGTATTAGTTTTATCTCCCCAAGTACCCGAGTTTTCACCCGTTACCATTAACTCTAGTTTGAGGTCTGTAGAATAGGATGATGCCATAATTAAGCTATTATATAAGTGTTAGGCTGCAATATCAACCACACTCCAAGTGTTAGTTGTATTAGTACTTACTGTTGTCCAAGTGTTAGTTACGTTTATATCAACCACGGCCCATGCTACGACTACAGGTGTTTTTATAGATATTTGCATTTGAACCCCTGTTACAGGAACTCCAATACCAATAACTACTGAACCTGAATTAGCTTGTATTAAATTAGTAGTTAATAATACATCGGTATCAACAACTACAGACTCATTACCTAAAGCAGTCTGTAATAAATTAGTTGTTAAATTTACATTAGCATCTGCACTAATAGCTTCATTACCTAATGCAGTTTGAATTAAATTAGTAGATAAGTTTATATTAGCATCTGCTGTAATAGCTACACTTGAAACATTTGATTGAATTAAATTTGTAGATAATGTAGCAATAGTTACTGCTTGAGCATTAACACTACTTACAAATACGTTAAATTGTGAACCAACTAAAGTTACTGTAACTGGTATATCTATAGTTACACTGTTAATTGCAGTTTGAAGTTCTTGTTCTGCACCTGCAGCAATAAAGGCATTTGCTCCTGCAATGATTGAAACACTATCAATTTCAAATTGTAATATATTAGTAGTTACACTAATATTTTGATCTGTGGTAATAGTCTCATTACCTAAAGCAGTTTGTAATAAATTAGTTGTTACATTTGCATTAGCGTCTGCAGTAATGACTACGCTTGTAACTTCAGTTTGTAATAAATTTGTGGTTACATTAACATCTATACCTAAAGATATAGCAACCGTTGAGACGTTAGTTTGTAACTGAAGTCCTGTGACTTCAATTGATTGATTTATAATGCCTTCTGATGAGAAAGGTGCTTCTGCAAAGGCTGTTGCTCCAAAAAACATATAATAATCCTATAATGGGAAGGGTTGGTGTGTATGTGGAAGACCCCTCCCAATATAGAATTATATCATTTCTTAAACCAGCTCGGAAGACCTAGGTGTTGTCGTTTATCAAAGATATTGTCTTTTGCACCTTTAGTTGCAGCATTATTGTAATGTAAAAATACTTGTGCACAATCTTTTCCATCAAATTCTTCTCTCCAATGCTCTAATAAATTTCCTCTATAAACTAACATATCACCAGGTTTTAAATCTACTTTAATACCTTTAGTGTTATCAGATATATAACCTTTACCTTCTACAACTCCACCCATCTTAGGATTTGGTTCAACATAAATTGGCCATTTGTCTCCTCCTAAATTTAATGTAGTAGATATCTCACAACTAAATCTATCTTTATGACGATGTAATATATCTCCTTTTTTATAAATTCTTGCATATGAATATGTTGGAATTAACTTTAATCCAGTTTGCTTTTCCATAATAGGTTGAACAGCTAATAATAAAGTTTCCATAGCTATATCTGAATAGTGAGAATAAGTATTAGGAACTTGATCATCATTCCATACCCCAAACTCAGTTGTAAATGGAGAAATATATCTTGTATCAAACATTGTTCTCGCAACTTGTTTTTTCATTAAAAAGTAGTTGTATACAAAGTTTGCAATTTTAGGATCTATTGCTTTTTCAATAACAGTAAATCTATCTTTTTTAAAATTATATTTAGACATTTACCTTTGCCATTTCTTTTGGAACTGCTTGAATGTTGAAATGAATAAATCTAAATGGTTCTTTACCATGATCTACTGCATATTCATGTTCCATATATCCTGGAAAGAATATAAGTGTTCCAGGTTTAACTTTAAAGTGCACAAGTTCTGTACCGTGGGTAATTGCATCTGGTTTTTTAAGTTTTAACTTTGTACAACGTGCCCCAGTTCTCGGTTCATGAAATATTGGATAAGAAGTTAATTCACTTGCTTTTAAAAAGTAAAAACCACCTACATGTTGATTATGGTGAATGTGAGCTGAATGATGACCACCTCCATTTTTAGCAAATTCTTGTACCCAACTTTCAGAAAAGAAAGTTGTATATTGTTGCATATCAAATCCTTGCCAATCTAAAAATTCCCAAGCTTTTTGACCAACATAATTATGAAAATCTCTAAACTTAGTATCTGCAGTTAGTGGTGTTGAATGATACGAAGTACCAAAATCACCATTCTTTTTAATATCTGTTTTTCTTAAATCTCTAGATTCTTTAATATATTTGTCAGTTGCTTTAGTAAGCGACTTTACAAATTCTGGTTTATCTTCCATCCAGATCGGTGTTTTAAAATATTCGTTTATAAACATATTATTTAAAAGGATATCCTAAGTTCCATATAACTAAAGAATATCTTGTTCCTCTGGTAACTGGTTGTACTCTATGCCACACAAAAGAAGGAAATACAACGATAGAGCCTTTAGGAAGTATTTCCTTTACAGTCAACACATGCTTATCTTCATCACGCATATGTGGATCATAATTTCTGCAATCAAACTGTAGTTCTCCACCTGTATATTCTGAGCCATCAGTTAATTGGCAAGTTACAGATAATTTTCTAATTTTACCATGACTATTTTGATCTTCTGGTTTATCATAAGGTTTATCCCAAGAATCACAATGCCAATCATAATATTGATTTAACTTATATTTAGTAAATTGGCAAGACTCAGAAAAATTCCAATCATAATTCCATCCAGCTAATTTATTAGCTTCATGAATATATGGGTGTATTTCTTTATAAATCCAAGTATCATTTAACCAAACTATATTAGAATTTCTTTTCTTTTTTAAATCTACAACTTCTTCTTCCTTTAATGGGTTTTTCTTTAAATCTCTATTAGAACCAAGTCCACCTGTAATAGCTAAATCTTCTTGGTGTTGTAATCCATATTTAATAACATCGTCACAAAACTTTGGAGTTAAAGCTGATTTAAAATACCAATAGTAATTAGATAAATTCATAAGTCGTAGTTAGTATAAAATTTAATTGTTCTGATTCATTAGCAGTTATATGATATCTTTGAGTAGAAGGAAACATAATAAAATCGTTGTTATTTAAAGGTATTTCCCAACTTCTTCCTTTTCTTCTATTATCATCATATTCTATAAATACTTTGCAAGAATCTTTTCCAACATTTACTCCATATAACATTACATAATCTGGAGAATTTCTTAAATCTACAGGATCAACCTGTATTAATGAATTTGAATGTTGTCTTGGTTTATATATATTACCAATTGTTTTTTTATGAACTAAAGTAAATCCATATTCTAAATTAATATGTTCTCTTAAATATGTTTGTAACATATCCCAAGATCTAGAGAATGGAAATTCTCTATTATAAATAGTAGATGATAAAATATCTGCACCTAATTTTTCTCGGTCTATTTCAAAACCTTTAGGCATTTCTACTTGACCAAAATGTAAGTCTATTTGAGATAATATTTTCTTATGCATAACACCGTATGCAATAGATATATATTGTTTAGTTAAAAGTCAACAATTAAGAGATAGTCTTTAAATCCCAAGATTGTCCAGCTTCATTCCACTGATAATAAGACTTTGCTGTCTTTTGTTCTTCAGTTAATGCTGGTGCATCACCAATTGGTGATTTCCAAGATGCAGTTGCTACATCTTTTACCCATGAATTAAATGGTTTTTTTGGCCAAAAGATTTGATCATCTTCATCCCAAGTATAGCCTATACCTGCGTAATTCCCTCTAAATGGTGTTCCACCACTTTTATGTTGTCCACCTGCTGTATTGTAAGATGTTTGAATCCACATTTGAGCTGGCCAGTTATTATGTAATTCTAAATACTGTTGACCAACTGTTTCGTCTTCAACTCCAGAAGCATTAAGCATGTCACTGTTATTCAGTGTTAATACCGCTATAACTTTTCCGTTAGCTCCTAATTTTGCAAAATGTGCCATGATTGTCTCCTATTATAATTTAGTTTTTGTTAATTGTAAATCCATAGTTTTTATTGGAATTTGTATCTTATTACTACTATGCCTGAACCGCCAGCTGCAGCTGTTCCATTATCATTTTCTCCACCACCACCAGCTCCACCACCTGTATTAGCAGTTCCAGCAGTTCCAATTGTAGGAGGTCCTGATGGGCCATTATTTCCTGCTGGACCTCCACCTCCAGCTCCACCAGTAGTTCTACATGTAGGTGAACTACTAAATGCACCACCTCCACCACCTGCAAAATATCTACCAGGAGCGGGTCCTGGTGTACCATAAGAAGGACTTGTTGGTCCAAAGAATGTTGTAGCTATTGGTGAACCATTTCCACCTACTCCTTTAACACTTAAGAAAACTCCATTAGTTCCAGCAGCAGAAGCACCACCTCCACCTCCACCAGCTATATTTGTTTGACCCCCTGTTCCATTACCATTGCCTC